ATATTTCGTATTGTGAGTTATTAACTTCCAACATTGAAAACTTTTCAGTTGGTATTGGTTCTATTGGTGTTTGGTCTGCACTATCTTCTGTTGTTGCAGGATTTTCCATACTATCGTTAGTCTCATCTTCTACTTGTCCTATTGTCTTATTAGTTTCCTCAGCTGTTTGTGCAAGTATTACTAATGGAGTTAATTGTTCAAAGTATAATTCACTATCGGTATATCCACCACAAGTTAATGCGTAATCTAAACTATTTAGGATTATATTTTGGAATGGAGAAATAGTCATTGTTTGTAAGATACTAAATGCTGTCATCATTTCCTCTGATTGTGAAGAGAAACCATTGTTCTTTGTTCTAATACCAAATAATAAAGGAGAAGTTACTCTATGTGCAACTAATATTCTATCTTGTGTGTATTCTGCAACATAGTCGTATTTCTCATGTAAGTTTGTAATATCAATCACATCTATTGTTGGTTTACTAGCTACATCATCATTAAAGGACAACATAAATCTACCTGCGTTATCTGTACCTGTAAACTTAGCTTGAACTAAATCTTCAATAGTTTGTCTTTCTTCAGGTGCTGGAACTCCATTGTTGAAGTTTAACATTACTGCCGGTAAGAAACCATTAACAATATTATTAAAGTGTAGATTACTTATCTCACCTTCAGCCATTGCTAATTGTAAAGCAGAAACCCAATCTGGTAAAGAGTAGTAATACAAACCTGGACAATAATGTTTGATGTAAAGTATTTCCATCTTTTCATTAGAAGTCTCAAATGCAGGTATTTTCTTTTTATCTCTAATCTTTCTTTGGTCATTCCAATCAGTACAATAGTAATAATTTTCAACCATTGGTGATGAACCTAACTTCTCTGCTCTTAATAATTGAACAGGTACATGGTACATCTTTTTAATTTTAGTATGTGTGTCATCCCAATAAACTTGGAATGCAGCATTACCATACAATTTCAAATCAAAACTAACTCTTTTAATTTCCTCTTGTGGAATTATCTTTTGTAAGGTTTCATTGAATGCTTGGTTCTTTGAATATAAACCTTTACCAAATATTAAATCGGCAATACCTTCAATAGATGCTGCATTAGTTGTACTAACATTGAAAGCAGTAGTAACTGCGTCAAAGAAATCGTCATTACCATACACACCAAATGGAACGAACGGATAACGAGTTTTAGTATCTTCCTGTATAATTGGAAGAGAGTTATTGTTTACATTTACAATTGAGAATTTTTGTTGTCCTTTCATATTAATCCATTATGATATATTTGTTCTCACTATCGTGGGAAACATATTGTGTATTTTGATTTTCGTATACCGATTTGTCTATTGATTGTGATGCGTATACTTGCCAACTACCATTCCAAATATTAACCGAAGCACTACCTGATTGGTTGTATAGAACTGCACGATACTCACTTCCTACACTTGCACTTTGAATACTTGCAGTGAATGCAAGAATACTTTCGTATGCAGTATATGAAGCAGATGTAATAGAAGCAGTGAATGTATTTAATCCCATCATATCTGTCAAACTCATAGTAAATTCATTACTACCTGTTATCTCTGTTCTTATTGTGTATGAGTTAGATTGGCTTATGTAATAGCTTAACATTATCTTATCTTTATAATATAATAACAACTAATTTGGTAATAATAGTTAAATGAAAAAACCCCACTCCGAAGAGTAGGGTTAATATTTTTTAGTGTTTATACCGAATGATATTATGCAGATGCTCCGTAAACTATTGTGTAGTTTGCAGTTAATCCACCTAATGCACTTGTAGCAGTACTTCCAGATACGAATTGAGCAGGGAATTGTTCCATACCTGTGAAAGTTAAAGAGTATCCGTAAAGGTCTCCTAAAGCTCCACCTGTTTGAATTGTTCCTCCGGTCATATCAGAACCTTCTTTTTTACCTACTAAGAATGCATCACCATTATTAGTCCAAACAATTATTTGAGGTCTACCATAAGCCATAAGCTTTAATTGAGTAGTCATTTCGTTTGTTAACTTCTTTAAGTTTAGAGTTAATTCTTGTGAAAAGAATGTAGTTCCGTTCTCTCTTGAAGTATTGACAGTTTCGGTATATGCACTAGTTCCTTTCAATTCGTAGTAATACAAAAATGAGCCAGAAGGAACACCTGTCAACAATCCTGATGGAGTTGCTGTTTGAGCTGCTGTTTCTGTGAAAGAACCCGTCACGTAATTGATAAAGTAAACACCCTGTAAACCACCGATGCTTTCTTTACATACTTCGTTTCTTCCTAGAGTTAATGAACAAGGCATATATTTAATTTTTTAGTTTTGTTATTAAAAAGGGTGAGTGTTGAGACCCACCCTTTAATTATTTTTTTTAGAATGCTCCGTAGAATACGATGTCTTGACCAATACCGAATTGAGTACCACCTGTGTATCTCATTACAATTCTGTAATTTTGAGAACCATCAATGTTAGCCATATCCAATACCTTTACTTCATTGTAGTCAGAAAGTAAACCTGTTCCGAAGAATAAGTTTGATTTTTGAGCTGCAACAATTTTAGAAGAACTCATACCTGGACACCATACAATCTCAATACCATTGAAATTAAATGGTTTTTCACCCACGTTCATTTGGTTGTTCCATCCGTTTGCACCGATAGCACCACCTGCTAATGCTTGTTGGTATGCTCTAGCTACATCCGTAGCAACATATAACAATACATCAGGCTTACCATAAACTGTCGCAGGAATAGTGTTTACTACTGAGTTTAATTTGTCTAATACATTTGCAGAAGTTACACTTCCAGAAATTACGATAGAACCACTCTTAGCTGCTAATACTGCTGTTGCACCACCTGCTGAAATAGATGCAGATAATGATGTTTGGAAACCACCGAATTGTCCGTTGGTTGCGTTAACACCCTGCCAAATTGATTCTTCAGTTGCTTCAGCTACTTTTCCACCTACATAAGAGATTAAGAAATCGTTGAAGTTCTTTGGAATTTCATCGAATGCAGAGAAACCTAATTGTAAAGCCTCCCAGCTATCTACGAATTCTTGCTTACATAATAGTAAGTTAACTTGTAACTCTTTTGGAGTCAATACTTGTTCAGTAATAGCAACGCTACCTGAAGTTGTGAAATCACATGATGCATCTTGTACGATACCACTCACGTCTAATTTTTGGATAACAGATTTATACTTCACGTTTGGCATGATAGTTATAAGCTTTTTATCCAAAGTGTTTGCACTTAATAATGCAGCCGCAATATAACCCGATGCTGCTTCACCTGCGTAGGTAGAAGTAATAGTAGGCAATGCGAAATTTTGTCTTGCTTTCATTTTTTTAATTTAATGATTTTTAATAATTTATTTATAAAGTTTAGATAAGAAAGAAGATTGTCCATCTTTTGATTTCTTACCATAATTTTTTCTATTTGTTTCAGATGTGAATTTGATAGCTTCTTCTGTTGGAGCACCATCTAATTTTGGTAACTCTTCTTCATCTTCTTCAGTAGCCATTGCAACTTCTTCGTTAACTGTTTGGTCAACTGGAGGCATCATAGTCTCTTCCATCTTCATCATCTTCTTTTCCATCTCTTCAATTCTGTAAGCCATTTCTTCTAATTTCTTACCTAATTCCATTTCTGTTTCAGGTTTCTTATCTTCAGGCTTTAATTCAGCATCTTCAGTTTGAGGTAATTTTCCTACCTCATCAGTTTCTTCAGCTGCATTAATAGTTCCTGATTTAATTTCACCTGGAACTTCTGGCATCGTATCATCTTCTGTATAAGTTCCTGATTGAGGAATATCTTTTACTTTTTCGTCAGACATTTCTACATTTTCTCTTTCAACGATTTTACCTGCTTCAGATTTTACTTTAAGCATGGTTTCATTACCTTCTGTATCCTTTAACATTAAGTCATGCATACCGTCTGGTGCTGGAGATTTAGTTCCATCTTCTGAAACTACGAACAAGTCTTCACCTACATCAAATGTTTTGGATTCAACAATTGTTCCGTCTGCTAATTTTGCATAAGTTAATTCAACTTCATTTGCTGATAAAAACTCAACAATTTTATTTAGTACTTTTTTTGCGTTCATATATTTTTAGTTTATATTGTAATAACAACTATTTTTTGATTTATAGTTATTTTAATTTATGTAGTTTGTAATCTTGAGATAATGCCGTTATATTCTTGTAAAGGTTTTTGTAATCCACCACCATTTATCAAAGTTTTTTTCCAAATTTCACCCGCAGTGTTAAACATATATAAATCACCTCTTGCACCCATCTTAATTAATCTCCAGCTTTTAGTTGCTGATATACTTTCAAGTGTATATTGATTTGTTATTGGATTATAAATTGATACACCATAACCTGGTGCATCTCCATTTCCTACACCATATACTCTACCATCTGCTCCTACACACATTGCAAATGTTCTTGGGTCTGTGATACTTGCAATTACATTAGTTATTGTTGATGTTGCAGTGTCTATTCGTATAATTGGATAATTTGAATTGTATCCTGGAAATGAATATAGATAACCATCGTAGTGTTGAACTATATCTCTATAACTATCACTTGTATTTCCTTTACCTGGAACAGCAAGAGTAGTGACTGTATTTGTTGCAGGGTCGTATTCGTTTATACCAGTACTTCCTCCACCACATCCCATATATATTTTATTATTCCAACTCGTTGTTCCTTTTAATGTGTCACCTGTGGAACTTCCTGAAAATGCATTAACCGAACCTGTGTTAATTAAAGATACTCTGTTAATATTATCACTAGAAAAGAAGTTAGCCACATATGCGTAATTACCATCCATAGATACTCCATATCCAATTGATTGTCCTCCAAATGTTAATGCAATGTTTTGAACATCATTAGTAGCACAATTTACAACTTTAACATTTCCGTCAACAACAAAATATGCTTTATTTGTAATTGGAGAATAAAATACAGATTGACAATTATTTGATATTGCACCTAATGATGCAGTTACGTCTGTGAATGTATCTAAAGTCCATGCACCATTATTACCATACATACCCAAATATAATTTACCATTATTAGCAAGAGCTCCTCCGTTAATTGCATCTCCCATTCCAGTATGTAATATAGATGCGGTTGTATAAACTGCAGTATTGCCTGAATTACTACCTGAATTAAAATAATTTAAGCCTGCTCTACTCCATTGGTTAAATTCATATTTTGTCCAATATGTTAGTGCTTGTTCAGGAAAAGTTAAATCTTCAAACGCTGCTGGTGCAATCATTATAGAAAGTTTTTAATTGATGTTGCGATAGTATTAGTTCCGTTAAATGAAACCAATGATAACATATCCACTGCTGACCCGGTTGTAGTTGCTTGATAATCATTACCACCTGCGAATAATACTAATGGTGAGAATAATACCGAGCCTGTACCAGGTGTTGGTTGTGTAATTTGTATATTGCAAGTTTGTCCTGCTCTTATATTTGTTGGAACTATATGTGTTGATGCTGATGGTAGGGTTAATGTAAACATATTACCTTTACTAAAATCAATTGATGCAGTTGAACTTACAACACTCAATTCAATTACTCCGCCAAACATACTACCGCTTATTCCTAAACTACCTGTGATAACTGCATCACCTGTGAAAGGGAATGCTGCTCCACCGCCACCACTACCAGTATTAACTGTCAATGCAAATGTTGTTGCATCTCCTTTTGTAAATGTTATTGTATTCAAACTTACAGATGCAGTTACTAATGAACTTGCCGTTATAGATGAACTTACAAATCCTAATGCAGTTATTTGTTGACTACCTGAGATTGTTCCTGCAGGCGTTGCACCACCAAAAGATGATGTCGCTGCAGTCGTAGTTATACCACTTGCATTACCTACATATACATATCCTTGTTGTAAAGATGCAGTTAAACTTCCAGTAATTATTAAATCTCCATTAAGTGATGTTGCTCCACTTACATTTAGTGTTCCTTCTATAAATGTATTAGACCCACTATCTATTAAGAAGCCTGTTTTTCTTGTTGTTGAATTTCCTGTTCCAACTGCAAATACTGTATCAGAGGTTTTATTTCTAATATTGTCGTTTGCGTTATATCTACCTACGAATACAGACCCGTATGAGGATGCATCAGCTAATAAACTGCTTCCGCTAACGATTAGATTATTTCCCATCAATCCAGTCCTAATTACATTTATATATGCAGTTGACCCACTTACTCTTGCATTTGCAACATCTATATAAATGGTATTAGAACCACCAAATATAAAGTTATCAGATATTGAGTTTGTGGTTGTAGTTCCTGAAGGTAATGACCCACTTATTATAATTGAGTTGCTCTGTCCACCAATGTTATTTCTATTCATTGGAACACTACCTAATCCTAAACTACTTGAATAAAATTGATTTGTAAAAGTAAATGCACTATCGTTGATAATATTATTTTGTATTGAAGCTGCAGATGAACTTAAATTTAATGTTGTACCTCCTGCAATTATATTATTAGCGAATGTAGTAGACCCGATTGAACTTTGATTTGCTACCAGAGTTAATGTTCCTCCAATACTATTCGCATTCATTGTTAATCCACTAACTAATTTCTCTGCGTGTAATGCTGCACTACTTCCTATGTTTATAGTTCCTAATACATTATTACCTGATATTGTATATGTAGAGGACGATACTGGCCCTCTCATAATTAATCCAAGTGAATTACCACCAAAGTAGTTATTATTCATAGTAGGACTAAATGCCATACTAGAACTTATTTGTGCAATA